GATTGACATTTTTCCATTTGTCATATTATTTACAAATGTAATTACATCATTGTTTTTAAGATCAATTGTTGCAGACCTAGACCCTAATTCATGCACTTTGACATCTTTATTTGCCCGTAAGGTTTGACCTGATTTGCTAGAGTTCCACTTCTTCGCAGCTTCCATAAAATTTACTGATGGGTTTGTATTACTTACAGGCTTCAAGTATTTTGGCGTTACATTAAGCCCATCAAACTTAAATCCCCACGAAACAGAACCATAATAAGCTCCTTTTTGTACTCCCTTTAATGCCAATGCGGTTGTTTCAAATTCAATTTCATAATGGTTTTGTGGATGATCAACAAGTCTTGCATTTTGTAATTGAAGATTATTTGTTGCATCACGGTAACAATACCCCACAGTACTACTTCCTAACATAGTGGGAGTATCGGTCAAGTCATTTATTAAGGTTCCTGAGCTATCTGTTTTATCTGCCCCATAAATCGGCACATGATACTCACCTAATCGATCTATATGACTACCATATTCCGGCTTACGTTTGCCATACCAAGTTGTATTGCGAACTGTTCTTTTATCAATTCTAGGCTCTAAAACTGCAGGGTTACCATCACTATCTTTACTTATGACACTTTGTATAAGACCTATTTTTTCGGCATTAGCTTTAGACTGATTTGGTATAAATTCCAAATCCATTAAAATACCTTTACCATCTATATCGTCATTGGGTTTAAAAATTCCATAATCAAAAATTACAGGGGCAGATAATACTCGTTGAATTGTATTAGACAAATTAGATTGTAATTTAAATTTTGCCCTACAATCTTGAAAAGAACAACATTGCTTATTAGAACCCTTTGAAATAGAATCGATCAATCTGGAGGTTCTTTGTTCTGAATATATTTTATTATCAAGCATTTTTTTTTAAAAATACATTTTTTCTTAACTCGCCTTCACTAATTAACAAACTTTATTACAAATATATCTCTATTCTTCCATAAAACATAAACAAATAATCAAAAATGGAAGAAAGCAAAGAATTAACCTCAGTACAAGAGGAAGAAATCAAAAAGAAACTTGAATCTCTCAGAAAAGAAGATCCTAAAAAGAACAAGCGTATCAGACCTATTGTAATTTTTGGTGATGAATTTGACGATAAGGATATATATGTTGGTTACTTCAAAGAACCTGATTTTGCTGCATTTAGCAAATTTGTACAGCTACAGAAAAAGGACGATGTTGCAGCTTTGAGAGCATTGGCTCGCGATACTTTTATGGATGGCGATAAGGAAATGATTGATGATGATTCTATTTTCTTATATGGTCTATCAGCAGAAATGGGTAAAATCCTGGAGGCTCGTCAAACCAAAGTCGTAAATTTCTACAAAGCTGGAAAGTAGATAAAGATGATGCATTAAGGCAATATACAGCTTTAGTACGTCACTACTTCCCCAGCATAGATTTCACAACCTTAACAGATGAAGAATTTGCAATAGTAGCCAACGATGCTCTATGGCTTCACGAACAGACAATGGCCATGTCTTCAGTTAGGCTTTTTTCTTAACTACTTTATATACACATCTTCACAACCCTCATCGGTATTTTTCCGGTGGGGGTTTGTTGTTTTAATCAAGCTCTACCCCTTAACTCTATTCTTATTAAAAACCGATTTAATCAAGACCATATGGATTATAATGTAAGGTATAACATAGACATAAACAGCAGCACCGCAACAAAAAGACTTGGTGACTTTCAAGATACAGCACAAAGAACCATTCCTTCAATTATAACAAATCTAGCAAAGTTAAGAAAAGAGGTAGGAAAGGTAAACTCGGCATTTGTAGCTATGAACCGATTTATTGGGGCCAAACCCAAAACAGTCAAATTTACTCTTGATAGCAATATTAATAAGCAACTCAAAAATCTTCAGGCTGAAATAAATTCTATAAAAGGCAAAACTATTAAAGTTAATGCTACAATAAACGAAACTTCAACAGGAAGAACAGGAGGCAAGGTTCCTGTTGTTACTCCCCGTAATAATACTTTATCTCAAAAGGGACGTAATAGAGCAGCAAGAGGGTTTGGTTCCGGTTCACGAGGCCTATTTGGAGCAGCTGACGTAATGTATGCCGCAGGTTTCCCATTCCCTAACATGATTGGGGCGGCAGCAATTGGTATGGGAACAATGAGTATTGTCAAGTCTGCTGCTCAATATGAGAATATTATGACAACAGTAAGAAGTATCCTACAAGTAACAGACAAGGATATATCTTCTTTTGATCAGCGTTTTGAGTCAATGTCACGTAACATTCGGCAAGTTGGTGTTGATACAAAATTTACTACAACAGAAGTTGCTGGAGCTGCAAAATACTTAGGTATGGCAGGTTTGAATATTGAAGACATCAATAACTCAATAAAACCAATTGCAAATCTAGCTATAATTGGAGATGCTCCACTGGATCGTATGGCTGATATCGTTACAAATATTCAGACAGCATATGGGTTAAAGAGTTCTAAGATGCCTCAAATAGCAGATATTCTTACCAGCGTTACAACCAGTACTAATACCAATGTATTGGAAATGGGTGAAGCTATGAAGTTTGCGGCTCCTATGATGAGTATGGCAAAAGTATCATTTAATGAAGCAGCAGCTGCAATTGGAGCTTTGGCTAATGCAGGTTTAAAGGGGACTGTTGCAGGCACTGCATTGAGAGCTATGATGACTAGATTATTAAAGCCAACAAAACAAGGATTAGAAGTTCTCAGAAAGTACAATGTATCTCTATACGAGGCTGATAAAATAACAGGAAAAACTAAACTAAAATCTTTATTTGATATATTTTCGCAGTTGAAAACTAAAGATGCAAGTTTACCTGATTTAATAACCATTTTTGATAAAATTGGTGGCAATGCTGCAAATAATGTTTTTGCGGAACTGAAGAAACTACCAGAGTTAATTCAAAATTCAGTCTATAGTGGAGGATTATCAGATAGTATAGCAGAAAAAAAACAAGAAACGATTGCTGGAAAATGGGATCGGGTTACTTCCCAGTTTACTGAAACGGGAATGAATGTATTTGAGTCATTTAGTCCTGTTATTAAAAGTGGTTTAGATGACTTGATTGTTTTGTTACAGCAACCAGGAACCGCTAAATTATTCAGAGACTTAGCTTCTGGTATAGTTATGCTTACTAAATCATTAATCAGTATCAGTCAATGGGTGTCTGAGAATTGGAACTGGTTGGAGCCACTTGTTATTGGTGGATTCTTTTCTAAAAAGCTATTTAGTATTGGAAAAGCATTTATTAGTATTAGTGAATCAACTGGAGTACTTACCACTTCATTAAGATCATTAACTGGTTCAATCGGTACTGGGGGAGGAATAATGGCTGTTGGTAGTGGAGCGTTAGGAGCCTTTTCATTGTTAGGGGCTGCCTTAATTACAACTGGAATAGAACTATACTCAACCCACACAAAGACAAAACAGTTAACAGACTCATTAACTAAGTTATCAGATGCTTCATTAAGTGTATTTGATATATATAATAACAATGAGGTAAGCATTAAACCTTTTAAAAAGATTGAAAGCTTTTTCAAGGAACTTGATTATAATACTGGATTAAATAAACTATTACGTGTATTAGGTTTTGGTAACGATGATTTAAATGGTTGGTCTAAGCTTCTACCAAGAGCAAAAACAGGTCTTTTCCCTTCTCTTTCTGATAATCAGGATGAAGCAAATTTATTAGCAGCAAAAGGTTTTGAAGAAGGTAGAAACAATTTTGACAAGTACTTTAAATCATATATTGGCAAAACAGATAGTTTATCTTCAGTCGATAGCTTACTTGCTTTTTCAAACCAAGAGAATAATAAACTTATCCGTGAGGTAAAAAATTACGATGCGGTAAAAGGAGCATTAAGCGACACATATATTCCAAAACAATATGCTAGCGGTATAAAAAGATTTGCTCTTCCAGATATGATCACATCGAATACAGCACCTTCGACCTATGAATATCAAACAGGTAATAAAAAAGCAATATCGTTAGGGTTTCAAGCAAAAAAAATATATGATAAAATTAATATTGATATTGCTAATGGAAAAACACCACTTATTGAAGATGTGATAAATTCATCAAAAATATTTGATAAAAACGTTGATTTATCATACTTATTGAATAAAGATAGGGACAAAGATGGTAATATAATTTTCGGTAGTAATCCTATAGAAAGAGAAAAAGCCATTCAAGATCTTTCCAAAATCACTAATAAATATAGGGAATTTGGAGTTTCTGCTTCCAAAATCAATAAAATATTTGCTCCTTTTGGTGACTTAGTACCAATACAGCAATTATATTCTGATAAGGAAATTCGACTAGAAGATACTACTTCAGGTAATACTTCCGGTAAAAGTGGATCGTTGTCTGGAGTTGGGAAAGGTTCTAACAATCAAACTAAGCACCTCATTATAAATATCCAGTCTTTAATTGGATCTATTAATATCAACTCTACAAATGGAGAAGATATGGAAGAATTGAGAGACAAAGTAACCCAAGTAATTATGGATGCAGTAAAAGACTTTGAAATATCATATAGCTAATGAATATTAATAAATTAAGATTAAATACATATCTTGATAAAGAAAGTAACAAAAAATTTGTTGCTCAAGTAAATCAAGCTTCTTCAAACATTTTACCTTTTCTAAAAAGGG